AAGGAAAGTGGATATGTTTCTCTTGGATTTGTTTCTGGGCTTTCAGCGATAAATCATAAACTTCTTTCTAATATGCTGAGAAAACTAGTTTCTTCATTTAAGAATGAAAAATATTCTTTCCTACCTAGAGTAGTCCTGCATGTGAAAGCAGAAATGATAATGAAAAGGGACGACAAATATTCTCTAAGATTGCCTAGGATACACGCAATACGAAGTGATAAGTATGCAATAGACGCTACTACAATACAAGAAGTCGATGCAATAGGGGGCTTTTAAATTAACTGTAGCGCAGAAGATTTAATTCGTGAATTTGGTGAGGCAACTCAATTTGTCTTTAGTTTAGATAGAGAAATGAAGACTAAGGATGCCTTTCTAATAGGGCAAGTCAATAAAGAAATGATGGGAAGAAGAGAAATGGCAGTCAAGAGTACTATCCATCTAGAAGAGATAAGTGGCAAATATGGCTCTTATGAAGGATACATGGTGGTCACAATATCCGGAAATCAACTAGATGCAGAAGCCTTTATCCTAGCCAATATTGTCTCTACAATACAACAGAAATACGAATACATAGGGGCAGTGGTTCGTAGTGCTGAATAAGAATATCTTGGTGGGTATTCTTTTGTGCAAGCCAGCATATAACATAGAATTGTTTAGAAGTCCAAATTCTAGACTAGGCTATAGTGTTAGACCTCTCATAATAATAAGAGGTAATTTGCCTCTTCTTCATCAAATCAATAGAACTCTTTCTCTCTACGGAATAGTCAATTCTGTAAAAGAAGTCGAAAACAAAAAAAGACCAAAACCAATATTGGTAATTAGGGGCATTGAAAACAATGCAAAGACGATGGCTCTTATTCCCGAACACCTATTACAACTACAAAATCATATTCAAGAACACAATGATGTTGTTCAAATGCTAGTTAGAAAGGAACACCTAACGCTAAATGGGATAGAAAACATAATGAAAATTAGAGGAATTATAGATGGCACTGACTACGATTGAAAAGAAGAAACCGATAATAATTGTCGGGAAGACAGGAACAGGAAAAAGCACACAGGCAAAGGAAATGTTGCCTAATGCTATGGTGTTGTATGCTGATGAAATGAAAATACGAGATGTACTTTCCTTTCCATTAGAACTAGGAATTATAATTGAAGATGTTCATTACAAACCAAAGACTGATGAAATTCTAAATGTCTTGAGAAAGTACCGAGGTACTATCATACTAACAAGTATAAATCAAAAATCAATACCTAATGAAATTAAAAATATGGTTAAGATAAAAAGAGCGGGTAATATAAATTACAGACAAGAGCAATTTGCAGAACTCGCTCCTAGAAGTCAAGAACCTAATAATTTAGAACGAGATGTATTCTCTTTAGTATTGGACTATCTAAGAGAAAGCGATAGAGAGAAAGTATTAGAACTAATCAAATTCAACAAACCTTCCGATGTTCAATTCATAAGTTGGCTGGCTGAAAACATTCATCCTAATCGACTACTCTTCATAGATACTATTGTGAAGAGAAGATGGTCACTCGCTTATTTTCAAGAGATGTTAGCCTACTCTCATAGTGGTAAATCATTCACTAGACCTCGAATGCCACAGCGTAGAGCCTACTCCAAAGTACCTAGTTTCTGTAGAAGATTAGGATTGAAAGGTGGAGATGAACGCTTACTTAGGCAGTTGCTCAAAGATGAAGACTTTGCCAAGTTCGCTAAGACCAAGTTGAATAATGCAGAATGCAGAATACTAGGTCTTGGTGAGAAAAAGAAAAGAAAGACAAAAAAGAAAACAGTAAAGCCAATGGCTTTGGGGGAATTCTAATGGCAAATGTTGTAGCCATTAGGCACTTGAAAAAATACTTGAAGAGTGGCCCTAAGACAACAGATGAGATTTACAATCATCTTAATTCTAAACTCAAGTGGGGCATTACTATGTCCGAACTCAGTAAGATATTACCTAGATATGCTAGTTTAATTTCAATCGAAGAAGGTTGGAGGAATATGAATTGAAACACAAAAGATTAACAGAGAGAATAAGAAAATATTTGATAGAGAGCGGCCCTAAAGATACTAGAGAAATACACGACTATTGTAATAATTTTAAGAATAATAGGACCGGCTCTAAGTCTAACCATTTCTACATTCAAAGTATAAATGTTATTGGAAACCTAATGCGAAGAAAATACTTCGTAAAGGTTGGACACAATAAAAAAGCCGCTTTAGATATTTGGGAAGTAAAGGAGGAATACAAATGAAACACAAAAGACTACAAAATAAAATAATTAAACTATTAGAAAACGAAGGAAGGCCATTGAACACAAAACAAATCGTAGACCATTTATCTACCTTGAAAACAACTCAAGTTGTTAAGAGTGACATAGGTACTATTTATCAATACGAATCGGAAACTACTTTTTGGCAACAGAACAAAAGGGTTGTGAGTCAAATTATGAAAAGAAAACAATTTAACAAGTTAGGTTTCGATGGTGAAACTAAAACTACAGTTTGGGGATTGCGAGGTGTAGCGTATGCTATGGACTGAAAAGTACAGACCAAGTAAATTATCCGATGTACTAGGTCAAGAACATTTTGTTATGGATGCTGAACATTGGGTTTTGAATAAAGAATGCCCTAACCTTTTGCTTTATGGTAATTCGGGAACTGGTAAAACAGGAGCCGCAGTTGCCCTAGCAAATGCTATTCTAGGAAAGGATGCGCTCTCAAATTTCTTTGAGATAAACGCTTCCGATGATAGAAGGCTAGAAACAGTTAGGACTAAAATCAAAAACATTGCACAGGAGTCTTCTATTGGAGATGTACCCTTTAGAATAGTCTTACTAGATGAGATGGATGGTATGACTAATGATGCACAAAACGCACTTAAGAGATTGATGGAGCGTTATGAATCAAACATAAGATTCATCATTACCTGTAATAATCGAAACAAAATTATCTATGCTCTACAATCTCGTTGTGCTAATTACTTCTTCAAAAATCTCACCTTTGAAGTAATTGAAGAAGCAATTGTCAAAATCCTAGGGGCAGAAAAGTATCCGGTCCCCGAAGAAATTAGGTCGTTTATATATGCCTTCAACGGTGATATGAGAAGGACACTTACCGAACTGCAAGCATCCGTCGCATCCGGCATACGACTGACGACTCAAATCGAAAAAGGACTCAAAAAGTACGAACAGATTACAATGAACATATTGAATAACAATCCAAACGAAGCACTGAAAAATCTACACAATCTAATCTATGAAGGAATCTCCACTAAGGAGATTTGCATAGGGTTGCACGATTATATCGTTTCTTCGGAAATGGATAGCAACAAAAAACTGAAATTCCTACGAGTAATTGGTGAAGGAGAATGGCGTTCCCACAACATGACCCCTAAATTACTCGTATCATGGATGGTGGGAAACCTACAATAGGAGGTAAAAAAAATGCAAAACGAAATAAATAAAGCGGCAGAGAAGTTAGGCATCTCGGAAGAAGATGCACAACTGAAATTTGAAGAGATATGCAAGACGAATGGTGTTGGAACCGACTCGACCCTAGCAAAGGGTCTATGGCGAGCCTACGCTAGTCAACAACTTAGCATGAAAAAGCGAACGAACAATACGGAGCGTAAATCCTTTGGTGACAGTGCCTTTGGTTTCTTTGTTTCTCTAGAGGAACCAAGAGATATGATGGCTTACAACCGACGACGAGCGATTGAAGAATGGAAGCGTGATGCTTACAAGGCTTACCAAGAAGGCTTTGTTGCTACAGTTGAAGAAACAGAAGACGGACACTACACAGTTAGTCGTGTATTTGATGGTGAAGAACAAACGAGAACCCTAAGTGTTCTAGCAGACGGAGCAGAAACATTGGAAGACGGCACTATTGTTATTCCTCTAGATGTGACAAAGCGATACACTAACGGAGGAGAGAATAAGAACTACGGTAAGCCATTGGCTAAGGAACTAATGCGCCGAAGCGGAGTATTCGTTGGTAAGGTTGGCGATGATGCCGACTACCAAATGTACCACTTCTCTTACAAGAACCAAAACGGCGTTGACTTCTTACCAAGAACCTTTGAATTTATCCACATGCCGGTCATTAAGGATAGTAATAGAGAAGGCTACATTTACGGCTACACTAAGAAGACTCTAGAGGGTTGGGAATACAACGCAGAACTAGACCCCGAAGGAGATACTCATCGGGACACACCAATGACCCCTTACAACTTGGCCAGCAGTATTCTAGCAGACAAGGTAGTATCACTATCTCTTCTTGATGATAGACACATGGAACAGCGTGACCTACCAGCAGTTGAACGATTTGTGATTACTATGGGTACAGTTTGTAATATGAACATGACTCCTACTTCCAATGGAAATAGAATCTTGAACATTACTGACCTTAATGCAGACTTTGACTACGATACTGACGGCATGACTACTTGTTGGGTTCCACAACATATCGAAGTTGACTTTGGTATTGGTTCCGAAGTGGTTGTTGTTGGTCGTACTTCTATGCGAGAGGGTGATGATGGTATGGAGCCATCTACAATCAACCTGTCCGGCCTTTTAGTGACTGAAAGAAAGGGTCAAGTCGTTGAGATTGCTGACGACGAAGAAGAAAACCTTGATTGGTTTTGAGTCGGCTGATTAACTCTAATGTGCGTGTGCAAGCAAGTTACCATATAATGTTGCTCAAGTGGGTGCAAAGCCCACTAACTCGGTGAAAACTATGAATAAACTAACGATAACTAAAACGATGATTAAAACACATAGGGCTATTATTTCATATAGAAATATTGCTCATATGTCTTGGAAAGCAGATAGAATAGACAATGGCGAAATATTCTACTCTGTTAAAATTTACTCCAATGCTAACCTTATTCAACAGCATATGAGCGAAGAAGAATTTATCAAACTAACGACAAACTATATCAAATGGGTTGATGCTAATGAGTGATACTATTACTTTTGAAGACGGCTTCCTTACCAAGGCTAATACTTGGACTGTGTGCCTAACTGATATTCAGTTTATTACATGGAAGGAAAACTATGAGAATGGCAGTTATTTCGTTAAACTCCATATCGGAGATAAGGAAACAAGACTACAATTAGATACAGAAGAAGAAGTGGAAGAACTAGTCCAAGAATGGACAAGAACAAAAGGTGAATAGATATGAAAACAGTAAAGAATATGAAATGTGGGTTTTGTGGTGTTATAGGACACACTGCTAGAACCTGTGAAGACAAAAAGAAAAGTGTGATTAAGGAAGAAAGAAAGGCTAGGAGAAAACAAGCAAAGAGATTCTACTATAGTAATTCTAAAAAACTTTCGGGGTTTATGAATAAATTAACAGAAGAAGGCAAAGTATTGCTAATGAATAATGGTTTTATGAGAAGTCAGCATTTCCTAGTTCAAACTAAACCCGAAACTGCTATTCAAGAAAACTTAGTTGAGCCTATGTTTGAAACTCTTTCTACTAGGGCTAAAAGCGAATCTTGTAAAACTAACTTTAGCAGAGAACCTCACTTTAAAACAGTAGATAATAGAAACAAATATCTAGATTATCTATTGACAGTTTCGTTCAAGGGGCATAAATCTCCTGTTAAGTGGTTGGTTGAAGCAGAAGCACCAAATCAAACGCATAAGGGAATTGAACAAGTTGAAGATTTTTTAGCGGAAGTCCCTAATGTAAATGAGTACAGGTTTATCGTGACTGATGGATATTGGTATCATTTTTGCCTACCTACTGTAGATAGTGTTTTAGAATGGAATAGTTTTACAATTGACGACCAAAGTTTCCTTATGGATAATTTAGTCACAGGAACGATGTTAGATTTAGACCCAATGAAGAATCTAAAGAAGTTTGGCATAACAATAGGCGTTTTGGTAATTGGCCTTATAATCAATTATCTTATTTGAAAGGTGAATAAAAATGCAAAAAAGAAAAGAAGAACAAACGGAGATTGACATTGATAGCATGAGGGCTAAGATTCTAGCGCAGACTAAGATGGCCAAGGATGCTCCTAGGAGAATGCGACTAGGAATAGAAGGCGATGCTAAGACCGGCAAGAGCGGAATAGCAATGGATACTGATAAGCGAACTTTCTACTTAGATGTAGATGATGGTGGAGTACCTACATGGAAAGCAAACCATGATTCTACTGATAGAATTACTATCTACAATCCAGCAGAATACGGAGAAGATGGAGAACTACTACCTTACCAAACACAAGGAAACATTAGGTCTTTCATTGCTCTAGCAAGAGAAGCGGCTAAGACAGAAGAGATTCTCTTTGTTTGGGATGGAATTGATACATGGCTTGAGTACTGTACTCTTTACATGACTGGAATGGAGAACGCAAGAATGCGACCAATGAAGACAGCAAAGCAACAAGATTGGTGGCAAAGAAACAATCCATTTAGGCAAGTTCTAAAGGAAGCGAAAGCGATTGACTGTGACCAAATTTACATCACTCACACTAAGCCTCCCTTTAGAGATGAAGACCCCCAACCAATTTGGAATAAGTGGGACTCTCATCTTTGGAGTGTAATACGAACTACCCAAAGAAGTACTGTCAAAGGTATGGAATACGAAGCCTATGTTAAGAGCAGTAAGTACTTCCCTAGTCTTTTGAATAAGAGATTCAATGTCTTAACTGTTAGCCGAGAGGGTGAAGTGACATGGAAGGGATTGGACTGCGTTAAGAGTGGTGATATTTGATGCAACTTAGAGTTGAATCAAAAGAACTTCTAGATGCAATTACAAGTGTAAAGGGTGCTGGTAAGTACTCTGTTGCTAGTGGCCTTAAGGGCGATAGCATTGGTGACTTTACTTTCTTAGTACAACTAAATGATTCGTTAGAAGTTTGGAATGCTGATGCTGGTTTCATCCTTAGAGTTTCTATTCCTCTAGTTGAGGTTTCTCAAGAAGATGCAAACACAGTTTGGACACAAACTAAAGATTTGGGCGTTAATGCAACGCTAAGAATATCAGAGATAATTCCAATCTTGAAGAAATTCAAAGGGCAGATTACTATTGAAGGTGGTACTAGACTAACAATTACAGACACTAGTTCTAACCAATTTACTCTAAATACAGTACAGGCTCATCCTAGTTTAGATGTAATTCATAGGGTTTCTGCAATGAATCGCCTAATCGTAGAAGAAGGAATGCCATACTTTAACACTACACAATATGAGGGTCACATTTCTATGGACTCTAAAGTGTTCACTAGGACAATGGACTTTTGTGAATTGGTAGGTACGGGAATTTATGAAATAGACTTCATGGCTGTTTCCGATACACCTACATTAGAATCTCCTTCTGTTCGTTTTTCATCTACTGATAGAGGCCGAAAGTCTTACTCACATGAATTAACCACAGAAGAACTACTACACTCAACAGGACAGTCTGCTACTGTTCTTTTCAGTGGACCTATCCATAAATTCTTCAAAAGCGGAACTATTGAGTTCTATTTGAAAGATGCCTTCCCACTTCTTTTGGTGGGAGAAGACCGACTATTGATTAAAACACCAAGACTAGAAGAGTGATTAAATGATAATCTCACATAACAATTCAAATATTTATTTATCGTGGAGAGAAAATGGTACTAAGCACAGTTCTACTATTCCGTTTCGTCCATACTTTTTTGTGGAAGAGACTAGTAAGGAACCACCTACTTACCAGCCTAGTAAGTACATTACTAGGGAAATAGAATACGAGAGAGGCGATTGGGTTAATCTTGAAGGTACTCGATTGAAGAAAGTCTATGCAGAAATGCCGGAAGACTTGAGGAATTTGAAGAATACTTTTTCTAGAACTTACGAGGCTGATGTACCTTACACCTACAGATATTGTGTAGACCGATTAGAAGAAATCAAAGAGTACGATATGCGTAAGTGGTATTGGGATATGGAATGGCAACAAGGCGGAGAACACCATGATGAGATTACTACTATTGTAATGTATGATAATTACGATAGAGATTATATCCAATGGGCGTGGTTTCCCGAAGATAATATGATATGTGATTCAGCACATCAGTACTTTTTTAGGAATGAAAAAGATATGATAGAACATTTCTTAGCGACTATGGTAGACAAAGACCCCGACATGTTAATTGCGTGGTTTGGTAATTGGGCTGACCTTCCTAAGTTATTTTCTAGATGCGCCTTCTACGATATTGACCCTAGTATTATTTCTCCTTTGGGAGTTGTTGATGGAATAAAGGTCAAAGATGGTAAGGTAAGATTTACGAAAGAAGAGAATGGCTATCATGCTACTGCTCAACCTATCCGAGGTAGAATTACGCTAAACTTGGACATGGCCTTTGAAAGACAATGGAATGATGCACAGAAAGGCACACTACCTAGTCTATCTCTAGAGTATGTTTCTACTGCTCTATTTGGTGAAGGTAAATCTAAGGAAACCAAATTTGAAGACGCTAACGAGTTCTATCGTAGAGGTTGGTTAGAAGATACTGAGGCGTACTTGAAGTATGCTTTGATAGATGTAGAACTACTAGTAAAGATTGATGAAACTAACTTCTGTAGTGAAGCCATTCTTTCTTTACAGCGATTACTAATTGCTCCTTTCGATGCTTGCTTCTTTGCTTCTAACATGGGTTCAATCTACTTTATGCGAAATGCTTGGTGGAAAGCCCCAACTGGAGAGAAGCCCAAGTTCAAGGTCTGCGATAAGTGTAGCCATAAGAACCCAAACGAGAAGACACTAAGAGAGTGTAAGAAGTGTGGAGCGAGCCTATCTTATTCGGGTGCTATGATTTACAATCCTACTGACGAAGGTACTAACGGATTGCACTACAATGTAGCCGCCTTTGATTTTGCTGGTCTTTATCCTAGTATGATTATTGCTAGGAATATCTCGTTTGAAACTCTTACAGAAGAACCAACACTATTCAGTGCTGACTTGAATACTCCACAGAATCTACAACCTGTAGCAGAAGACTACGAGAAAGATATGCGCTATTTCAAGACTGACAAATTGGGATTATTGCCTCGCTCTCTTATCGACTTGAAAGAGTTGAGAGGCGAGTACAAGAAGTACATGAAGGAGTCTAGGAAGGCTGGAGATAAGGAGGCTGTCGTTAAGTGGAACAACAACCAAATGGCTGTAAAGCGTTTGATGGCTTCCTTCTATGGTATCCTTGCCTTCAAGGGATTCGGTTGGGCGAATGTAGACCTAGCCGCTAGTATTACTGCTAGTGCAAGAGAGGCTATTCGTAAGGCCGCATTTACAGCAAGGGAGATGGAAGGATGAATTGCATAAAACCAATGATACACAGGCCCGAATTTGAAAGCAAGCATCACTGCAAGTTATGTGAAGCAGAACGAATCATCAAGGAAATAACAGGTGAAGAAGAATGATTAAAATAGTAAAAACTTTCGCCCTAGAAATATCAAAGGTGATAATATGAGTAGATGTGTTAGGTGTCATAGGCTTGTTAGGGTGATTCACCCTTCCAAGAACTATTGCTTTTCATGTTATGTTAAATACTATAGGGCAACTGTAGTAGATAAAAATAAAAGAGGAATGAAAAATGTTTAATTTAGATGAATTGATAGAAGTACAAAAAACAACAAACGGAACACTCAGCGAACTATTGGCCAATGTCAAGAGAAGCAATAAGATTTTGATGATGGTTAATATTGTCAACATTGCTACTATCGTCACCTTATTGGTGGTGGTACTTTGATGCTAACTCTTCTAGTATTTGCATTAATGTTCATTTGGCTAGTGACTCTCATTTGGTTTTTTGATAAGTGCTATTGTGATGTTAAATGGGCCATGAAAACTTCCAAAGAAAACAATGCAGATTTTAGTTGGGAAGATGCTTTTGGAGGTGAATGATATGGAAGTAGTTTATGGACACACAGACTCAATCTATGTCAAGGTAGATTCTATAGAGTCGGCCTTTTCATCTCTTGAAAAAATAAATGAAGAAGTTAGAACTATCTTTCCTAATTTACTAGGACTAGAAGAACACCCTGTTATTCTAGAGTTTGAAAAATACTTTGAATCGTTGGGTGTAGGAATTACAAAGAATAGAAACGCTGGATTGATTTCTTGGGAAGATGGAGTTTGGTTAGATGAGCCTAAATTTACCCTAACAGGATTTACTTCTAAGAGAATTTCCGAAACAACAATGGCAAAGGAAGTTCAAACAGTGGCACTCAATATGTGGGTTTCCGGTAAATCGGAAAAAGAAATAGTCGATTATGCTAAGTCTGTCTACATGAAAGTACTGAATGGTGAACTTGATTACCAAGAAGTGGCAAAAAGAACTAGACTAAAGAAAGAGAGATTTCTAGTCAAGTGTACCTGTAATAAGAAGTACGACATTAGGGAAATTTCTTGGACTGATGGTGAGTTCTATTGTAGCAAGTGTGCCAAGCACCCATCTACTTTCTTAACAACTAAGGGAAAGAAACCAACAATTAGCGAAGGAATTGTAGGAGTGTTGTACTCTATGCAAGAAAGAAATATTACCTTTGAAGATTCTTATGTCTTCCTAAGAATAAGACCAAGCGGTTTCTTTACTGACCCACTAAGCGGGGTTCGTAAGGAAGCAACTTATGTTTCCGGAAATACTTTTTCCGAGATAGAGGGTTTTGAACCCGATTGGCCCCACTACGCCGAACAAGTAGTGAGTAAAGTCCAGCCCATTTTCGATGCTATGGGTTGGAATACTAAACAAATAAAAGTACAGCATAGAAACTTTGACGAGTGGTGGTAATTATGACCGAAAAAACAGAATACGAAATAGAAATAGAAGCGATGGCAGAATACACTTATCAGTTTTTGCCGGAAAACTCCGACGACCCAACCGAACCTATCTTGAAGATAAGTAAGTCTTCTCTTGGAACATTCGATTGGTGTCCAAAGAAGTACGAATTCAGTTATGTCAAGAGGCTACCTCAAGACCAAACAGAAGCAATGAGAAAGGGTACTGTCATGCACAATGCTAGAGAGGACTTCTTTAACGACTTCGACATTAAGAAGGCAGAAGATATGTCCCATAGTGAAGTGCTAGACTACTGCGCTACTCTCTTCCCTGTAGATGATTACTTTGACGACTACCAAACTATTATTGCATTTGAAGCACAGCGATTTGTAGATGCTAGAAGTGACGAAAAACTAAACGAATTTTTACCTGCTTGTAATGAAGGTAAATTCGATTGTGAGATTGTAATTCGTGCAGACCAAAACCCCGACTACCTACTTAGTAGAGATTATGTTGTCCATCTACAAGGTATTATTGATAGGATATTTTTGGAAGACGGCGGCTACATTCCTATGGAATTCAAGACCGGACCTTGGAAGGATTACAAAGCGACCTCTATGAGAAAGGAAATGGCATTCTACAAGATTCTAATTGAAAACTCTAGTGACTTGGTTTTGAAAAATGCTGGATTAGAACCTAACATTCCCGTTAGTCATTGGGCTTGGTATTATCCAATCTCCAATCATTTCCATTGCGAAGACGCTACTAGTAGATACCGTGTGAATAATGTAAATGGAGTTATGAAAAACATTGCTAAGTTGATTCACGCTTACGAGCAAAAAATATTTGAGACTAAGTTTTACTACAAGACTTGCACACACTGTTCCTTCTTTGGTCTTTGTGATGCGGCACAAGATAGTGGGTGGCTATGATGAACGATAATGTGAAGAAGGTTGCTTTAGATGCAATTACTATTTTGCATTCGTTAGGATATACGCAATACGCAATGCCATTACTAAACCGTTTGGAGAGATTAGATGAATGAAGAAGATATAGAAATTATTGTTAGAAATAGAGATTGGTCGTTCTCGGAACTCTCTAATTTAAGAAGTACTATTTCTGCACTAGGTGACGAAATTTACCATGAAATGAATTTAATGGAAAGGTTTTCTTTAGTTAGAGATGCGGAAGTTTATCCTTCTAAAACCTATGAAGAGAGTATGAAGAAAGCAGTTAAAATAGAATTGACTGGAATGATTGCAGAAGTTTTTACTAAAATGCTAGAAACAGCAAAGATTGATTTTGGAGGAAATAAAAATGAAATATCCGAGAGAAGTGTGGGCGGGAAGTCACATCAAGAACGCCCCACAGATGAAGAGAAGAGTAGTACAGAAGAAGAGTGACTACATTGAATTTGTGAGAAGTCACAATAATAGAACCAATGTCTACACTACAGTCTACGACTTTGCTAAGTTCGCAGAAACAGCAAAGGTGGAATCTTCTGTTATCTTAGATAGAGTATTCTTTGACTTTGATGCTCATGGAGAAGATGGTATTTGGTATGCTTATGCAGATTTAAAAGATACTTTGAGGTACATTGGCGACACCAAACACACTATCTTCTTTTCCGGAAGAGGGTTCCACTTGTTTGTCTTTGGAGAAGTGACCGATGAACCAAGAAACCTACAGTTTTATTTTAGAGAAGTAAGAGATTACTTACAAAAACAAAAACCTTATTCACTAACCTTAGATGAAAGAGTAGGTCAAACTACTAGACTAAGAAGAGTACCAAATACTGTAAATCTAGCCAGCGACAATGGACACGGCATACCCTACTATTGCATTCCAATTTTTGAAGAAGATATAGAGAAGGGAATCGACCACATACTAGATTTGGCTATGGCCCCTCGTCTTGTCCCTATGAAGTTCTCCGGTAGCAAGTTAGCAGTATGGCCTTCCGCACCCCCCATTGATGAAGTCGAAGGGGAAATTGAGCCTGTAGTCGTTGAGGGTTCGCTCCCTGTTCTCCCCTGCATTTACAATGCCATAATGGTTGAGAACCCTTCGCACATGGCTAGAGTTTATTTGGTATCTTGGTTCCGAGATTTACTAACAGGAAGACAAGATTTGAAAGACCAAAAACAAAAAGAATCAATACTCAATACTATTGTAGATGAGATAGAAAAGATTGCTACTAGTTCCGATGAAGTTTGGCTTGATTGGGATAAGGCGACAACAAGAAAACATGCAAAATTTACCGTATATGGTAATTACAATACTCCCAACTGTAAAACCAAGTTAATACCCGAAGGGTATTGTGCTGGTAAATGTTGGAGATACCCCGACTATTTGGAGGAAAAGAAATGAAATACGATGATGTAAAATGGAATCAAATGATATATGGCCCTGCTTATTACGATGAAGGAGAACAGGAAGAACCTGCTCCACTTATTTTATCTGCTTGGAGATGGGAAGTTAGAATGGAAGGAAGACAAGTCTTTTGGAGATTTAAAAGTAGGATGATGGGGTCTTTTGAGTTCTCTCCTAAGAAGTGGAATGATGAAGGAAATGAATATCCCAAAGAGTGGCCGGATTGGTTGCTCTTTGATTTCATAGACTATGTTTGGGGATACTCGGATAAAGAAACTAAAGTTCTCACCACATCTATAAACGAAGACTCTAAGCAACAAAAGTTGGAGTTGGAATGATGTTGACAATTGATAGTAGGGAAAGAAAGGGTTCTAAATTAGTCGATTTAGTTATCAAGAAAGCCGAGGCCCTAGGAATATCAAATGAGAAAAAGTGGATAGAAGTAGGGGACTATGTATTTGACGATGTTTGTTTTGAAGCAAAATCTTGTCTAGACTTTATTCAGTCTATTCTAAACAAAAGAATTTGGACTCAAATAGATAATATGGACCGCCATTACAAACATAACATAGTAATTATTTATGGTGATTTAGAAAAAGATATTCAATCCCTAATAGATAACTCTAAGAATACTAATTTTGTATTCAGCAAACACAATCTAAGAAGGCGATTCTTAGGAGCAATAGGTAGGATTACCTTAGATACAGACACAAGAGCCTTTTGGGTTCCTAGTGAAATAGAAGCATCTTTGATAATCACAACTATTTGTAAAATGAAGCCAATAGAAAGACCCTCGTTGAATCCTCAGTTGATAAAAAGGATAGCAACTGATGATATGAGAGTCGATGTACTGACTTCGATTAAAGGAATTTCAGTCAAGAAAGCCAAAGCCCTTTTGAAGAAATTTGGCTCTGTTGTTGAAATTTCCTATGCCAAACTATCCGAGATAAAAGCAGTAGAGGGATTTGGGACTACCCTTGCTGAAAGAGTACTTGAAGTCCTAAACACAGAAGATAAGGTGACAATATGAATGATGAAGATTGGGTGACAACACCCGAATACGAAGACGAAGAATTACACGCCCTTCCTACGGAAGAAGCGAGAGAACAGCCGGATAGAATTATAGGAGATACTAAATTACCTAAATTCTTAGAAGGATGGGTAAAAGAAGCAACCAATGTTTCTCACTACAATGAAATACCTGCGGCCATGACTGCCTTAGTTCTAGTCGGGCAAATGTGCAAAGGCTTTGTTAGGATACCAATTAAATCCTCTATCATAGATTCTAGAGTACATTTCATTTGGATTCAAACCTCCGGTACGGGAAAGAGTGAATTGATGAATTTTGTAATTCCTGTTTCAAAGGGGCTATGGGATAAGATTAACGCACATCATAATTACAGGGAACACAAGTACATAGGACCGCACGATAAACTAGAGCAATTTGATAACTTTGAAGTTGTTGAGTACACTGATGCGGCTTTGATTGGATACCAAAAAATAGTAATTGCTAACGAAACCTTTGCAGAAGAAAATGTAGATGTTGAAGTTGGAGATGAAGTATGGGAACCTGTCAAGGGTTCTTTAGATGGACACGGTTTAGCCCGATGGGATGAGTTCACTAATTCCGGAGTTTTCAGTAAGACACAACACAAGAATTCAATTGTCACTTATTTGAACACTCTAATGAATTCTATTGGTGGCTCCTCTCAAGTAATTACTAAGAAGTTGAAGGAAGGTCCAGTAGTAGAATGCCATTCCGAGCGTTCTATTATGGCAACTACTTTCCCACCCGATGAACTAGATAAAGCAATTACAGAAACCGGACTATTCCAAAGAGCGACGGTCTATATTTGGAAAGTACCCGAATATATTAAGGATGAAATTGATGAGATGATTGTTGATAACTTCGGAACATTTGAAGATGTGAACCTTCCTATTGAGAAATACACAGAAGAACTATTCGAGATTTACAAATTAACTCAAGCCCGTTATCTCTCAACTGCTAAGTACGACGAACAAGGGAATGAAATAGAAGCCCCCAACCCTACTAAGGTAATTAGAAGAGGAGCAGACTTTAGAGATGCTATGCGGCTAAGAATGCACGACTTGAGAAGAATGGTAAAGGCAGAAGAAGGGTTGACTAGAGAGGCCGCTAGAACCTTCTTAACAAGGATGAACATAATGATGGGTAGGATTGCCTACCTATGTTCTGTAGTGGAGGCTAAGGACATAAAAGACCCTAAGAAACAGTTTATAGTCACTGCTAGAAATGTTAATCAATCTGCTTTTATTATCCGCAACTGCTATAAATCATTGATTTCGTGGTTTGCTCAAAGCCTACGGGTCACTAAGTCCGGTATGGCAAAAACGATTGGAGCGGGATATTTAGAAGTCTATGAAAATTTGAAGAAAACTCAAGTTCGTAGAATCAATGATGTAGACGGTTGGGTTCCAAAGAAATCTATGATGGAGAACTACCGAACTACAAAAAATGTAAGTCCAGCAACAGGGTACAATCATTGGGATAAAGTCGAAGGATATTTTGAGGAAACAAAAGACAACCGAGCAGTATTCGTTAGATTAAAAAAAGAAGGTGAAAGAAAATGAAAAAATACGAAAATACATTCATCGTTTTCGATGTGACAAAGGGACCGAAAGTTATTATTGAAGCGTTGAACACATACGGCGAAGAAGGATGGGAATGCTCTACAATGATTACTGTAGGGAATATGAACATTGTTGCTTTCCTAAAGAGAAGCATTGGTGAAGAAGAAACTAAGGCTGACCCTACTACGGAAAAAATCAACAAACTTTGGGCTACTGATGGCGGTAAGTGATTCCATGTCTAGTGTGCTAGCGTTGGACATAGAAACTAAGAATATGTCCCATGAGATAGGTGGGTTTGGTAATACTCACATGTTCCAAGTGTCTACTGTAGCGACTTGGGACGGGTCAAATGGTACAGTCTATCTCTCTAAAGAAGAAGTAGGAGAGAGCGTAGACACACTAACTAAGTCTGGATTTAGCGTGAAGGATATGTCCGAGTTAAAGTATGACTTAGAAAGCCATTTAGAAAAAGGTGGTCGTTTGTTGGGTCATAATATTGGGGCTTTCGATTTGCCTATTTTGAAGAACTCTTTGGACATATACTGTGTTAGAAAGTATTTGGATAATAAGCAGTATATTGATACCAGCCGATACTTGACTAGCAGTTTTGGAGAGAGATTCAAGTTACAGAACTTGGCGGAAAATACTCTAAAACAAGATAAGTTGATGGAGAGTGCAGAAGCACCTAAACTTTGGAAGATGGGTAGATATGAAGAGGTTGTAGAGTACTGTATGAAAGATACTCAAATCGTATATGACCTTTGGAAGTATGGTCAAGAGAATGGCTTAGTCAAAGCGTTCTCAATAGAGAAAGAAGAATTTTTAGATATGGAGGTTGATTGGTGATGGATACATGGGAATGGATTGGTTTGTTTGCCTTCCTTATCGTTGTAATTCTGTTGTTCTTTGCCGCTTTTGGTGGCTCGAACTTAACAGAACAAAGCGTTGAGGAATACATGCAACGGCTGATGAAAGACAGTGTAGAAGAAAAGAAATGACGCTAAAGCAGAAGTGTTCTAAATGTGGTGAATCCACTATTGCACTTAGGCTACAGGGTTTCTATCTAGGCTCGGACAAGAAGGTAAAGTTGTGGGAATGTCGCTCATGCGGCTACATTTGGAAATAATTTGGCCACTCGGCTCGCTCTATTTTGGGCGAATCGAGTGGTCATTTTTTTTATGAATTTTTCTGGTATCCGAAAACGATTTGGAAAAAATACTATTTTTTTAAGAATAGCGATTACCTACTAGTGTAGGCCCTATCCAAAGAAAAAAGAAATAAGATAGTGCTATTATAAAAAGCAAAACTTTTACTATAGTTTCTTTAAATCTCATTGTACTCTAAACTCAATTATTGGCATAGTATTTGTTCTAGTTCCGCCTTCTCCTGTGACAGTTGAAGGATTAACCGTTCCACTAACTTTAGATTGTATTGTAGTCCCCCATAAACTAATGACATATAATTTGCTTCCATCGTCATTCCAAGACAAACCTGAAATCCAAGGCGTACTACTACTACTACTTGCCGACCTCCAAGGAGTATTAGTAGAACTGCTACTATTGGTAAAGAAATTTCTTATGTCTAAAGTAGTGACTAATGTTTCTGTTGAAGTATCGTAAGGAGTAGACAAATCATATTCAAAAACTTCGGCGGTTAGTGCGTCAGGAATATACATTTTACTTCCATCACTATTGAAGACTAAATCACTAGCCGCTCCTATTGATAGAGTTTGAGAAGTTCCAGCACTATCACCGGAAGCCACTATGTAGTTAGTTCCAGCAGTATATTGTTTAATTATACTGTTTCCACCCGATACACCATATCCAAAATAATACTTAGAACCGTCATTATTCCATCGAGCAAATCTTACTCCACCCCCCGCACTTAAAGCACTACCATTGAGAGTTATGGCTAAATTAACATCCATCGTTCCACTTCTTATTTGATTCCCATGAAAATCAGCAAGTATAATCTTGGTGGCATCATCATTAAGTCCAAATCCATCACAACTGTTTAGCCCTAAACCTGCGGCATTTTGGGCAACCGCATTTCCACTTCCGGTAGAACTTATTGCTATTTTCGTAATAAAAACATTAGTGCTATCAAAACTGTTGTTATTTCCTCTATTTGAAATATACATGTCAGTCCCTATTACTTGAACACCTGTCATCCAAGCCGAATCAGCCGCACCAGCATTAAAATTTATTCCAACGCCATCATTAGAGTTAGTCTGGTGAATGGATTTTACAGAAGCCAAATTATAAAGATTAGCATTTACAGGGGTAGTCCTATTCGCATAAGACCCCATTCCCGATACTCTACTTATCCACATCTTAATCACGCATCATTTAATCCATCAACAGTATATGTCATTTTAACGCCCATAAGCAAAGCATCACTAGCGAAATCATCATTACCATTATTAGCATCTCTTGATATTTGGAAAAAGCAAACATCTCCTGCCGCCGGAGAACCTGCAATAGTGAGAGCAGTATCGCTACTGATAATATGTAAATCCTTAGCGGTTAGTGCTGTATCTTGATAATTAACAGCAGTTCCAAAAATAACCCCACCTATGGCTTCATCATTAGAAACAGAAGTTCCAGCAATAGTCCAAATTACATCATTACCTGCACTACCAGCATGTGTCCAATAGAAAGTAAATAAAACTGTGCCTTCGTTCCACATTTTTGGCATAGCAATTGAAAACTGAGCAAATTCATCAGTACCTGCGTCGAATGCTAAGGTTCTAAAATCCGGTTGAGTAGCGTTAGCGTTAGCAGTTGTTGTTAAACTACCACAAGGATTTACTGATTGGGGGCTTATTGCTTCTGCTGGAATCCACATACTAAACTGTCCCACTTGTAATTTAGTGTCTAATTGTGTTTGTGCGTTTGAAGTAAGCGTATTTATTCTTTGAAATTCTTCACTTGTAACCGTACCATCAGCAATTTTAACTGCATCTATTCCTGTTGCCAAATGTATATTGTCAACAGAACCGTCTACATATTGGTCGGAATCGACAGAATTAGCGGCCATCTTTCCAACTGTCACTCCACCATCCTTTAATCTTAAAGCATTCGAATTAATTTCAATAGTAGAATCATCAACGCCAACATTTAGTGTAACATCTCCTGTTGTTCCTCCACCTGTCAAAGCACTACCAGCCACAACAGATGTAATATCTCCCTGTGGGGCTAATGCGGCAATAGAAGCGGCTGTGACTGATTTAATTACATTGGAAGCACTAGTATCTTGAATAATGACTTTATCGTCACTTGCTAATGAACTTGTATGGTCACCTATACCTGAAATAAATAAACCCGCACTTGTTCCAGTAATAGCACTTGTTTCTGTGTAGGTAGTACTTCCAGCATCATAACCAATACTCACTGAATTTTCACTCTTAGCCGTAGTCAAATACTGGATAGACCTACCATCTACAGTTCCGCTTGCATCTAATTTGATTATAGCAACAGGAATATCACCCGCAGTTAGTTGTGGCACTACATCAGTATCGGCCTTATCTCCTCTAATGGCCAATACATTTGTAGAGTCACTAGTCACCACTAAGACGAAGTATGCGTTTCCGGAGGCAGGTTCATCGAAGGTAGAAGGAGTTCCTTGAGTGAAAGTAGCAGTAGCGATTTCTGGCATTAGTTTTCCATCTCTAATGACTGTACCCGCCCTCACTACGAATTGCGTATTTCCACTGGAGTTTGTTTGTACGATACTAAAGTTCTTAGTTGCGTCTGCTGTAGTTCCATTTAGAATAGCATAACTGTTCTGCAACCCTACTGATAGTGCCTTAAGCAACCCACTGTGGGGAAAATCTACACCATCAACTAACCCGCTACCTGCTGGATTGGAATGGAATCTACTGTACTGTCCTATATTTCTGCTGTCTGTCATATCACTCAACCTCTATGGTAATGTAAAAATCAATTTCTTCTCCGGAGGCAAATGGCCCTATTCCATCGAATGTAATCCTAGATAGCATTTCAGTGTATTCTGCTATCGAAGTTTCCGCCACATTGTCATATGCTTTATTAAAAATACCTATTTCTCTTATTGTGTACCCTGCGACAGAAGAACCCAAAAGAGTGAATTTGAAATCTATGACATTTCCTTCGCTAGTAGAAGAAGAAGCAGAAATACTGTAAATAGGTACATCTAAATTAGTTGCTGATGGGTCAGTAGCGTTGCCACCCACCCCCACCCTAGCCTTTGTAAATACAGTTTTCAAATGTAAGGCAAGACTTTCTCTAACGGAATCTACTATCAAAATTCTTCCTCCAATATAGTCGTAAGCGTATTTCCACCTGTTGATAGGCCCAAATTTAGGGCGAAGCCTAGAGTCTGCTCAAACCCAAGATTGAAAGAGTTTGCGCTTGCGTTGGCTCTCTTCTTGACGATTAACTTTCTTTCAGTGATGCCTATTTTTCCAAAATAGTCCCTAGAAGTACGGACATTGTTGAAAGCCTCACTTCTTGCATTTGCCTCTATCTTTTTATTATTTTTCAAGATTTCAGCAAACCTATCAGTTAAGCCCTTAGTGAATTTACCAAGTTCTAATTTGATAGTACCTATTTGAGTATGTTCCATTTCTAAAATGACATATTTAGAAGAAGTAATACCTTCTTGTAATAGTTCGAGTTCAATAATATCCGAGGGCCTTATTTGCCCTAAACTCCTATGTCCTAGTTCTAAGGAAACCTTCTTGTTAGAACTAGAATGTAATTTTAATAGATTATATGCTCTACTATCTACCTCTTCTTGAGTAGACAAACTATCGTCGTTGACTTCTAGTACCTTTCTTCCTCTCTTACTAATACTAGTGCCGTTCTTCCTAATAGCAATCTTATCCTTAGAATAGACTCTTACTTCATTGTAAAAGTCAAAGAGAACATCGGATTGGCTAAAGTTGATGATTTGTAAATCATTATTCATATCAGTAATTTTTATCTTTGGTGAAAAGGCTGAATCCTTTTGGTCCTTAATTGAGAATTTGTCATTATCATAAATCAATTGTTTATTCTTCTTTTCAATTAAGTAGTTGATTGCAGAGAATAAGTCTACTCCCTTTAGATTAGGTGCTACAACTAGTGGGTAGTCGTCGGTATAACCAGTAGTGAATTCTATGTCATTCTCTTCAAAGAGATTATTGATGAGGGTTTCTGTTTCTTCTCCAATAGTGACTCCCGAACCTATAACAGCACGAATAGGTTTTCCTTTTAAGTTCTTATTCGTAGTAATAGTAATCGTATCCGATACTGAAACTACACCCTTAGTCAACTTGTGTTCTCCAAAGGTAATAGTAAGTCCTCTTCCTATGGTTTCGCCATCTCCTGTTCCTAGCCAATCTATTTCAGTTGAAGTTTTGAAGGTAGTATTACCATCGCTGACGCATAATGTTGAAGGTATTTCTGCCTTCTTAGTTGTCATATCAGCGAATTGGTATAGGGCCAATAGTGGACTTCTAGACACGATATGTTCTGTAGTGCCAGATGCAATTTTTCCATCCAAATCTACAGTGCAATACATAGATAACACTCCCTCATTGTGGCCTACATTTTCAAAAGAACCATTTAGCGACCTATCGTGAGAAGACTCCACCCTTATGTGATAGTCTTGGGTAGCCGAATAAGTTTCATCTTTATATGGCATCTTAGTATATTCCGAGGATAGAGTATTCAACTTAATTCTGCTAGGTGTGTATTCATAAGTACAGGTTTCATTGGGTTGCATAACTCTGTAATATCCCGCAGTCAATTGTTGGTCTAGTATCAAAATGTGTCTTTTAGTGCTATTTCCACTATCTATTTCATGGGAAACGACATATCCTAAAAAGGTAGGAGAAACATTCTGCATGCTATGTTGTTGAGTATCTGCGTCAATAGCAGGTTGCGCTACTGCTGTTCCTGTTGCGTATTCTGTACCTGCTTCGGAGGCCAAATAACAACCTGTTAAGTCTTTCACATAATCTAAATATGGATAGGTGCTAGAGTTTAGAATATATTTGTAATGGGTTGTTCCGGAAGGCCCCCTAGGATTTGTTGATTCCTTGGCAGGTAATTTTACCCTTAATTTAAATCCTAAATATATTCCTTCTGCATCCGTAGTAACATCGGAAGATGCGGCAAGACCACCTCCATTATCATCTAATTTAGTAGTAGCAAATCGGTTAGGTCTAGTAGCCATACCGTAATTGATAATTGTAAAGTTCTTGCCTGTAGCACTGTACTCTCTTAGATGTGAATTGTTAATTGGAGGCATTACTGTACCAGCACTGGACAGGGTATCCCCTCCGGAAATATCAAATCTATCAAGGACCATACCCACCAATCCACTCTTCAAGAAAGAGGCGGCTGTAGCGGGAGAATTGGTGTGTAATTTTAGGTCATTATATTGCTTAAGAAGAAGACTAGAGTGTCCATTGTGTTGTTCCGAATCAAAGGTAATGTTGGTGATTACCATAGGCAAAGCCAAGTGGCTTTCGTGTCCAGCACTTGTACTTCCTACATTGAATGCTTGACCCGCTTCATCCGTGAAAGCATCACTAGAATAATTTCCACCGTGAAATAAAGCAACTAGGGGTTGTATAGAACCATCTAGTTTGTTGACATTCTGTGCATCACCGTGTCCACTAAATGCGGCTTGGTGTTTAACTGCCTTGAATAAATTACCTGTAGCAATTCCTCCCGAACTAGTTGTCTTTACTATCTTTCTAGTAGAATCTCCATGATACAAATTCTTTAGCGTTATTGTAGTGGTCGAAACACTAGAAACTTCCCCAATCATGTTTCCATCGCTATCACAAATAATGTCATTTGCACTTAGGGACGAACTTACATCTGAAGTAGTGAGTATAGCATCGTCGGAATCTCTAAAACCAAAAGTCGTTCCTAAATCTGTAAATTCATAATAGTGATAATTAAAAACTCTCATTGTTTTCTTTTTGTCCGGTAGATGTTCCGGATTTATTTGATTCATATTCGAGTCAAACAATACCTCGGTTAATCTCATTAAACCAAAAGTGGTCATTTTGGTAATGTCTTCTACATCGTATTCTAGAATGGCCGCAGTATCATAATCACTGTCTAAGTATTTCTTTGCCTTTCCAGCACCCCCATACTTGGAGTGTTTATCGGAAGTAGTATCTTCTGTCGGTTTGTTCAACAAATATAGACTAAAGTTTTTCAAATCTCTATTAGAGTAGAACAAACTATCATCTCTTAAACTACTATATGGTAATAAGTCCGAAGTCGCAAATAAGAAGAGTCTAGCAGTCTTTGGGTCTAGTTGTTCTAAGAAATCTTTAATGTAGAAATTAGATTTGACCCTGCCACCTAATGTAGGGTCGTGAGAAGTTAGAACTTTATCTCTAGTGTGACTTGCTTCGTGTATGATATAATCCCAAAACAGTGAACCGCTAGCGGGGAAGTATCCTCTTTCTTCAACCGGCAAATGCAAATGAGAAGTTTCTCTAAATCTACTAGGTATCTTTTCTAAAGCGGTAGAACTTCTTCCTTGATTCATTTTGTAAGCCGAGGCATAATATTGAACAGAACTACTACCGTCATAGTAATTAGCATCGGAAGCCCTACCGACCTCTTCTTTTTCTGTTGGGCTAGCATCAGTAGTGTGATAGTCGCTGGCGATTGCTTGAGTTTTTCTATTGAAAATTCCTTTCTCAATGTGGTTTATTTTGTAAAGTGGAACCCCATATTTTTCAATATAGGTTCCGACCAATTCGTGAGATAGTGCTGTAGTTGGCCTAATGTAATTGTAATAGGTTGGCTTCTGCATATCATCAGCACCGTAGGCGACTCCCGCTTCTACTCCATATAGGGAATTCAATAGCGTCACCATCTTACCTCCATGTAAATGCTCTCCATTTACTAGGTACAAATTATGAGTATTTTTTCCGGAATACTGATTATTTACAGCAGTTGTGAACCCTAATGTGGAAATAGTTTCTCCGGAACTGAAATTGTTCACTGGCCTATCCAAGAAAACTCTCCAAGTATCTGCCCCGCTTGAGACTGTATTATAGCATACTACTTGAGTGCAATATCCTACAAATATAGAACTCAAATAAATAGGCAATCCTACATCTGCTACCGCTTTAATAGTAGAAGTGTTAGATGGGGTGATGTCTAAGTATTTTTTACCATCAATATCGAAACCACCATCGCTTCCTGTAGTAGTACCTATTGTGGTTAATGTCACATCATAAGTATCGTAATCGTTGTGGTCTACTCTTCCTAAAGTCACTGGAAGATAAGGGGCTAGTTCTATAGTGGTCTTTCCATCTACAGTAGAAGTATTCAAGACAGTAAAATCAATCAAGGTATTG